ACTCCACTCTTAGTTAAAATATCTATCATTTCTTTAACTTGATTCCTAATTCTCAACCATTCAAGCTCGTACTCATACTGCTGATCTTCTGGAATTATCAGATCCAAAGCTGTTTGTCTGTCCAAACCCCATGCTAGCAGCTTTGCCACTGGCTTTTTAATGGCATCAGCAGGCCTTAAATATCTCTTGGGATCAATTATTGCTCTTGTTTTCTTTGTCTGATTTGTCACTTTGGTAGATTGATTGATCCATACTTTGAGAATTTGCCGGAACAACTTTTGAGATTTCCACCATTCTATAAGGAAATCCAGAGCTTGATCGTCTGGAATTTTCTCCCACTCCTTGTGAAGGAAAACAAAAGCTTCTTTCAGAGTCATCTGCAGTTTTTCTCTCTCAAATGTTGGAATTAGAGTTTGCATATAAATCATATTGTTATTGGCAATTTGTTGCATCTGTATGATTTCTTCAGAAGATACCTCACTATTCTCATGTGGTCTATCCCTTTTCTGCTTTTCCAAAAAATCTTCAACTTCTGTAAAAAAATCCCAATTTCCAGATTCACCTTCTTCTAATATAGACATCTCCTCATCAAAATCATTAATAACATTGTTGCTATTGGCAGTATCTTCTGTCTCACCTCTGTTGACAATAGCATCTGCACCTTGTAATGTTTGAACCGTGCAGCAGGGCTTATATTTCCGGTAAATCCTTTCTAATAACAGCTGTTCTGGTCTCTGAGATGCATAGCTCCGGGCAAAATTAGGATTTTCAATTTTTGAAAAAAACACTTTAAGCATAGAATCTCGATCATTGACTTTTATCATAGACAAAGATGGATGTTGTCCCATATAATTGATAATATCTTCTCGAGTCTGTCCAGATTCATGTCTCATTCTGTATAATTCTGATCCTTTAAGTTTATTCCTATTGACAAACTGTCCCCATTGTATCAAGGATCTTACTTTTTCTCCGTCATAGGACTCTTCTCCAATCTGGGTAGCATTGTGTAGAAGACATTTTGAAAGCAGTAATGCACTGCGTCTGTTGATGATCCTATCTTTGTCAATAGATATGGTTTCGGAATCCACATCAAAACATTCATAAACTTTCCAAGCAAAATCTGCTGCTGGACCATATAATGTCAATATTTCCAGAGGAACTGTAGGAATACCACATAGAGATATTGGTAATTGCTTTAAACTCATTTCGAAAACTGACTCAGGAGAATTTCTTTGACGAGGAAGAGTTCCATAGACATTACAGATATGTTTTTGAGCGGATCTCCAGGCCACCTCACACACACTTTTGGGAGCACCTAAAGAAGACATTCCCATTATCTTACTAGCACTGGCATTTATGTCAGTTTCATACCCTGTGTAAGGGACCCCAGATACTGTTGCTACTCCTGCTTTATGCCATATTGATTTTTGCTCCTGATTGATATTTATCTGAGATACAAATTCTCCTCCATGTTTGTCGATGTAACTTTTCTTGTCAGAGAGTTTCCATCCATGTTCTTTTAGTGCTACAGTCAGCATAGCATCAATTGTATGGGCAGCATCAAGCTCTGACATGGTAGTTTTCACAACACAAATTGTGAAGTTATCGTCTGAATGTACCATTGGATCGCAGTAAAATTGATCAAATATTTGTTGACCTATCTTCTCAAACAAGAGCATTGCTTGAACATGGCATACAGATGATGCATAGTTTATACATCCATTGAACCAGTTGTCACTTATATCCACCCAATTCTTCTTAAGTCGCTT